GCAACAAATAGTAAAATGAAATATAAAGTAGGAACACCCCAAATGTATGCAGCAATTTTTATATACTCAGGATTTTTTTCATAAAGAGTTACAATATATGAGAAAAGAGCAGCAATTATACCGCCTAAAAAGAAATCCTTTATAACAACAGTTTCCATATATAAAGTGTAAATATTTTATTTAAGATAGGCATAAATTTTATAAGTAATTGCTGTAGTTAAAGCAAATAGAATTCCTCCCCAAATACCATCAATAGCAACAGTCTTCCAAGACCAATTATTAAATAATGCTTTATTTGTTCCTTCAAATACCATATAAATAACTAAACCAAGTAAAAACGCATCCAAAATTCCTTTCTTTTCTTTTAATATGAAATAGTAAAGACCAAAAATGATAAAAACATATGTAAATATGGTAGATAAGGAGTCAATTTCCATAGGTGATTTTTGTATGGACATAATTTGTTTTCCGAAGTATCTTCCAACAGACGATAAATAGAGATAATCAAGTATCAAAAGAATGACAGCAGAGGTAAAAATAATTAACATGTATATACAATGTAAATAAAAAGTTTTAGTAATATATAAAAATGTACCGGGCCCTTTTTAACTTTGTCAAGCGAAAAATTCCGAAAATTTCTGATACGGAATTAATTGCTTTACGAAGTGGAGATGTTTCTATAGATCGTCAAATACTAGAAGGACAAGTAAAGTTACCAAAGAAAGAATTATATAATGAAATATTTCCAAAGGAAAAGTTAGATAATTTGTTAAATAATTTTGATAATACACAAGTATATCCTAATGATAATAATAATAAATGGATTGAACAATTAGCTAAAGAAGGATTTTTTAGTTTAATTATTTCTGAAAAATATGGAGGTATGAAATTATCTGTAAATGAGTTATCAAAAGTGCTAACACAAATAACAAGTGTTGATCCAGCATTAGGAGTAGTAGCAATGGTTCCTAATTCTTTGGGTCCTGGTGAATTAATTACAAAATATGGAACACAACAGCAGAAAAATTATTATTTACCTAGATTAGCAAAAGGGGAATATATACCATGTTTTGGTTTAACTGGGCCACAAAATGGTTCAGATGCTACAGGAAGTATTGATGAAGGTATTTTAAATTTAAATGTAGATAACCCTAATAATAAGCATATTGAAATAGAAATTAATAAGCGTTATATAACATTAGCTCCAGTAGCAAGTTTAATAGGATTGGCTTTTCGTGTAAATGATAAGCATAATTTAAATGGCGGTAAAGGAGGAGTGACACTTGCTTTATTAGAAAGAGATACTCCAGGATTAGAAATAAATACTCATCATAATCCATTGAATGTCGGCTTTCCTAATGGAACATTGAAAGGAAAAATTAAGATTCCTACAGAGTGTATTATTGGAGGTGAAGAAAATATAGGGGAAGGCTGGAAAATGTTAATGGAATGTTTATCAGCTGGAAGAGGTGTAAGTTTGCCTGCAACAGCAAATGCAAGTAGTAAAGTAGCATGTTATGGTATATTTAATTATATGAAAGTGAGAAAACAATTTAAATTATCATTATCTGAAATGGAAGCAATACAAGAAAAATTTAATGAAATGGTCTATCATACATGGATAATTCAATCTTCTGTAGATTTAATGAATGATATATTAGATAGTGGTAAATCTCCAGCAGTATTAAGTGCAATTATGAAACAACAATGCACTGAACGAGCAAGAATAGTTTTAAATCATGGTATGGATATTCATGCTGGTTCAGCAATTTGTGTAGGTCGTAATAATTTCTTAGAAAAGTTTTATAGAAGTGCTCCAATAGGAATAACAGTAGAAGGTTCAAACACTTTGACTAGAAGTTTAATTATATTTGGTCAAGGTTTAAACAAAAGTCATCCACATATTTTTCCTATTTTGGAATCAATATTAGAATATAATTTTAATGATTTTAAAAAACATTTTAATAATATGTTGCTTGATATAACAATATTATATTGTGATAGTTTTTTCTTTACAAGAACTTTGGATAGTCAAATAAAACAATATGCATTATTAACTAATTTTGTAGCGTTAAAAGGTGGAACTTTAAAAAGAGAACAAATGATCTCTGGTGAAATGGCTGATATTTTTAGTAATTTATATTTAGCTTTGAGTGTAAAATATTACCATGAAAATAACAATGCTAGTATCAAGCTAACAAATTATATAATAGAAAAATTAATAAATGAAAATCAACAAAAAATAAATACTGTTGTAGAAAATCTAGGCCCAGAAAAGTATTTATTAATGCATTTAAAAAGAAAGGTGCGTAATCGTAATTATAAAGAAGAACGAGCATTATTTAATGAAATAATGAATAACGAGAACATAATGAAAGAAATTAAGAAAAATATATATATTCCAGATAATAGCATATTAAATGATTTCTCCAAATTAAAGGAGTATAAAGATAATCAAGGAGAGTTAGAGAAAATAAAATCCAGAATAATTAATGTTGGAGAATATAATATAAATTGAATATATAATGGAGACTGAACTTTCACAAGACTCTAAACAAAAAATGAACGTTCTAATAAGTTTTGGATTAGAATTTTATCGCGTATTAATGGGATGTATGTTAATGGTTTTTGTTCCTCAAAAATGTGGCGGAGAAATATGTGGATTTGGTGAAAATATTTTAAATGGTAATAGATTGGTAGATGCCGGATTTTTTATAAACTTAATTACATGTTTAGTGTTTTGTGGATTTTATTTTGTTGAAGTGAAAAGAGAAAATAAATTAATTAATTATTTAGAAGTAAATGATGATATACCTAATGATAATGATGAAGTGGGAAAAATGTTATTGAAATTACCTAGTAATAAGAGGGAATCATTATTAAAAATGGATAAATTGTATCAACGATTAGGTTATGTAGCAATGACATTTTTTATTATAAATTCTGCCTATAGTGGTATTCCAATTTTTATTAATTATTTAGATAATAAGACGATAACAGTTTATGTAACAAATGTTATGTTTTTAGCATTTAAAATAAGTGATTCTTATGCAGTTGTAAATACTGATACAAATGAGTTTTTATCAGCTTATTTAAGCACAAAAGTGCAATTTAATGATGTTGATCCTGATAAATGTTTTATAGGTAATACTGAATCGAGTAGTAGCAAAACATTGAGTATAAAGAATCCTGATGAAGTGGAATTACAAGAATTGGCTAGCACAAGTTCAAAGGAGGTTGCTGTTGAGGAAGCTGTTTAAATAGTTTAACATATATATTTAAAAAATTGAAGTAAATATATATTTTATATTAATATAAGAAAAGATGGAAAAGCGTATAAGTAAGAAGATAGAAACCTATGTTACAAAATTTAAGGATGATATTAGAGATAAATTAATGTCTTTAAATATAGATAATAAAGAAGTAGTTGGTGCAATTGAGTATATTTATGAGTATCCAAGACTTACTGTAAGTAAAGAAGATTTGGTAAAAAGAAAAAGAATTAAGAATTCTATTCCGGGCTTAAATAGATGTAGTGCAAAAAGAGCAGATGGAGACCAATGTACAAGGCGTAGAAAAGATGGGTGTGAGTTTTGTGGAACGCATGTAAAAGGAACTCCACATGGGCTAATTTGTAATGAAATTGTAGAAACTGATAGTGAGAAAAAGGTAGAAGTATTTGCAAAAGAAATTAATGGTATTGTTTATCACTTAGATGGATTTTATAATGTATATAAAACAGAAGATATTATGCTAAAGATGAAAAATCCAGAAATAATTTGCAAATATCAATTAATTGATGGTGAATATATTATTAATAACTAATTCATTTTATGAATAAGTGTTTCTTTAACAATTTCTTCCCTATTATCAAGTATAAATTCATTAATATCTGTAGCCTTAGCTAAATCATTATTATAATATTTTAATAAAACTTCTTGTAACATTTTTTTAGTAATAGGTTTTTTTATTTTGTTTTGTTTGTAATGAATTGAACCTTGTTTCATATTGAACATATCAATATTATTTTCTTTCATAGCATTCATAAGAGTTGAGGAAAGTTCTTTTTGGATTTCTTTTCTCTCGTTTTGAAGTTTTTTTAATTCTTTTATTTCGTTATCAATTTTAACCCATTTTTTAATATTTTCAACTAATTTATCTTTATCACTCATATGTAGTTATATATAAATGTTTTATATTATTATTTTTAACAATAATAATATACTAACTGATTAGTCAGTTTTGAATTTTGATTTTTCTTCGTTATGTTTTATTATAGATTCTTCTTTCATTTGTAAAGTATTTAGTATAAAATAGAAGATTATGAGTAATAATAATAAAAATGCGGTAATAAAGATACTTTGTAAAAAAATTCCGTTGATTCCTTTAAAATAGGAAATGGTAGAGAGTTTATTTTTTATGGCTTCGCTCCAAAGTGCTCCAATAATAATAGTTATTGAAAATGCAATATGATGATAGATTTCACGGAAAGATATAAATTCCATATATATTTGTTAAATATTTTATTACGATTAAATTAAGCAAATTTTATATTACAATTTTATAAATGAAATTTACAAATCAACGAGCTGTCAAAAAAACAATGACAATGGGATTTAGCACAAATAACGGTAATGATGTTAATTTTTTATCATTAAGAACTGTAACAAAGCCTGTTTCTCAAAATAATACAAAACCAGAACAACCTCGAATGGTATGGGGGAAACATATATGGTTTTTTTTACATGGTCTATGTCAAAAAGTGAAACCAGAACACTTTTCATCTATTAAGAATGATTTAATTTTTAATATTAAATTAATATGTGGTAATTTACCTTGTCCTGATTGTTCAAATCATGCAACGCAATATTTAAACAAGATGGATATAAATAAGATAACTACTAGGGATGATTTAGTTTTATATATGTTTAACTTTCATAATGATGTAAATAAAAAAAAAGGTTACCCTCTATTTAAAAGAGAAGAATTAGAAATTTATAAAAAGTCTAATTTAAAAAATATGTATCAAAATTTTACATATTATTTTAAAGAAAATTATCATGTTGTAAAACTAATGTCTGAAAATATGCATCGTATAAGGGTTGCTAATAAAATAGAAAGCTGGTTAAATCAAAATACTCATTGTTTTGAGATGTAATTATGACTGAATGGTAAAAATATTATCTCCTGATGTACTACCAACTTCTTGTCCATTTTTGTATATTTTACATTTAAATTCTTTTGAAGAAGCTT